GTACCGGGGCAAACACGAGTGCCTCCGCAACTTCGAGGTTATCAGGGTTGCTGGTAAGCCGTACATCAAAGAGAAATGAAACGTTACCTGACTTTATCCGTATTTATAATCCTGTTAATCTTGATTTTTGCGGCTAAACGGGATCGTTCCACGTGGAACCAAAAAGAGCAGGAATGTATAAGGGTAAAAAAATAACATTAGCCGAAAGGCAAATAAGCGATAGTAGCATAACAGCTAATGCGGCAGCTTTCCAAGTTGCAGAAGAGGGGCGGCACCATCCTATCGCTCAAAACACCGATAAAACACCGAATTAATGCCTAATCCTGAAAACCTTAAAGAACCGTGGAAGGAAGGCGACCCGTCACCTAACCCGTCAGGCAGGCCAAAGGGTAGCCGTAACCTTTCGACCATCCTAAAGGAAATGCTCGAGGAGGAAATAGAGGTTGAAATTCAGGGCAAAAAAGAAAAACGTCAGTTTCAGGAAGTCATCATTCGCAAGCTGATAAAAAAAGCCAACGACGGGGATATAAGGGCGATTGAACAGATTTTTGACCGAACCGAGGGCAAAGCAAAGCAGACCGTGGATTTTACGGGAATTGTTGACACCCGCAAGACAACCTCAGACCTTTTCCCGGATCAATTGAAAGCGGAATGACCTCTTTCCATTTCCCGGCCAACAAACCGACCGCGCTAAGATGACGCAAGTAAAGCGGATATCCGACCAGTATATGCCGCCAGGGTCGCGCTGGGGCGAGTATTACACCGTGCAGATATGCCCGGCATGCGAAACAGTATTGAATGAACACCGCGCCCGTTACGTTTCCAGGTGCTGCTATTATTGCGGGCACACTAATGCGGGGGTGCTATTCGAAACAAAGCGCGTCGTGGTGCGTGATTTGATCGTAAACGGGGAACTGATTGCGACTGTAGTAAAGTAAATGCCTTTAATCAATCCCAATCTTTCGTTTTTATCCAAACAACTCCGGCACAAAGAGCGAAGTGAATTATTTAGCGCTTACCAAAAAAAGCAGATTAGCTACGAGCAATATCAAGCCGAATGCCAGACGCGCGGCATAAAGTCCGGGTTGCTTTTAGAGGGGTCAAGCCGATCCGGAAAGACCACGGCTGCGATTGACTTTCAGGTAATGCTAACCTCCACATTCGAAACAAACGCAACGATAAACGTAATACGCGATACGTACAACAGCTTCAAGACAACCCTGTACGATGACTATGCAAAGAGGCTTTCAGACTTTGGTATAGTCGATAACCCTTTTCTTCGAAAACAGGAAATATCGACTTTCAAGCTATTCGGCAACCGGGTAAATTTTTTAGGTGCAGATGGCGATTTGTCAAAATTTATGGGTGCCGGCTCCGATTACGTGTACTTCAATGAAGTTCTGGACATACCTAAAGAGGTATTCGATCAGGCCACCATGCGCTGCCGTAAGTTTTGGTTTGCGGATTTTAACCCAAAATACGCGGATCACTACATTTTCAATTCGGTCATGCCACGGTCGGACGTGGGCTATCTAAAGACCACGTACCACGATAACCCGTTTATCTCGCCCAACGAACGGTCAAAGATTGAAAGCTACCAACCGATTGCCGCCTCCCGCATTGCTAAGGCATTCGGGGCCAAAAGCGATCAGGTTAATGAAGTTGTAAACGCGGTCAACCTGGCAAAGGCATACGACACACAAGCCAATACGAAAGGCTTTGACCGGGCCGATCTGTCCGAACTGGAGCGGTGCAAGTACAACGAGGCAACCGGCACGGCTGACGCTTACAATTGGTCGGTTTACGGTGAGGGTGAAAGACGCGCACCCGAAGGTTTGATTTTCCCGAATGTGGTTTGGGTTCAAAATTTCCCAGCCAACATCGAGAAAATCTACTGGGGCTTGGATTTTGGATACACTACAAGTCCGTCTGCCTTAGTTAAGGTAGGGGTAATGGGCAACAACATCTATCTGCAAAAGATGTTCTACCAACCAACGCCCAGCCCAAATGAGCTTATGCCATTGCTCAAACAAAATTTGCCTTCACAGGGCGAAACGGTTTGGGCCGATCCCTCTGGAGATGATGGGGGCCGTGGCATGATTGCCGCTTGTAGGCGCGAAGGTTTCCGAGTCTTGGCGGCTAACACTTACCCAGGGTCGCGCAAGTTTGGCAACTCAGCGCTGCTAAAGTATCGCATTCACATTGTCGATTGCCCGGAATGGCGTAAGGAGCAAAGCGGCTACACGAAAGCACGGGCTCGAGTAAACGGTATTTGGGTAACTACAGATGACCCCATTGATGGTAATGACCATTTGTGGGATGCAACCCGAATGACAGTGTTAGGTAATCGACTTTGACAAACAATCACCTTTGGGACGCGGCAAGGCTTGCGGCTTTGAGTAATCGGCTTTAAAACGCGGCCCTTTCGACCTAAAACAATGACAACCTATGGCACAAATGTAATATTTGTATACTCGTTTATGCGAATACTCAAATAAACGTATATTTGCATATACGAATATGAATGGCAGCTACATTTCCTAAGCTAATTAGGACGTTTACAAATCTACTCGGCTGGCGCAGGGAAGGCGGGCAATATTGGTACGTTCTCGCCTCATCCGCTGACACATTCAAAGAGGCCGACGTAATGGAGGCTTTCGAAACCATACCAGAAGTTTACGCACCTATTGCACTGAAAGCCCGCTCGTATGCTAACATGCGCCTGAAAGAAGTTGACGCTGATGGCAACGAAAAGAAAACAACCGAAGGGCAGCGAATCATAAACCTAATCTCAAACCCGAATTGGTTTCAGGGCGACAAGGAATTTTTGATTCAGACTAAAATTTTACGCGAAGTTTACGGCAACGAGTACATATACAAGCTCCTGCCTTTTGGCATGGGCAACGGCAATGTGAAGGCATTGTTTACAATCCCTCACGACATCATTAAGTGCAAGTACGATGCTGAACTTCCTTTTTACCTGCACAGCGAGCCGCCAAAGGTTTTCTACAAAATACTGAAAGCCGATAACGAGTACGATAAAGTTGAAGGCGAAAACATCATTCACTTCAACGACAATCGGACTAAGATCAAAAACTCTACTGACGATAAAATCTTAGTCGGCCAGAGTAAGTACATGGCCATGAGCGCAGTTATCAATAACCTCAAAATGGCTTATGAATCCAGGGGGATTATCTTAGCGCATCGTGGCGCTAATGGTGCGTGGGTAAATGACAGTAAGGACATAAGCGGTTCAATAGAACTTCCAAAAGAAGAACGCCAACGTTTAGAAAGGGCGTTTTCAAAATATGGAACGCTAAAGGGTCAAAAGCAAACAATTGTTACCAGTCAAAATTTGCGATGGGAACAGGCAGGTACAAACAACCCGCAGAACTTAGGAATCTTTGAGGAAACCCGCGAAGGCTTTTTTAAGATATGCGATGCTGCTGGCGTTCCTAAAGATGTTTTTGCGTCTATCAGCGGGGCAACATTCGAAAACCAAAAGCAGGCTGAAAAGGGTTTATACGTTCGTACCATCATGCCAGAGGCAAACGAATGGATCGGTGGTATTGATTACGACCTGAGAGGTAAAGATCGCCAGACACGTATTATCGCGGATTACTTTTATCTGCCAATTTTCGAAGACGATTTGAAAACCAAATCGGAAGCAAAGCGCACTGCTATAACTAATTTGTCGCTGCTGTTGCAAGACAAACAAATCACCCAATCGGAATACAGATTTGAACTGCAAAAACTTGGCTTTGGCGATGGAAAAGAAATACCACCGCCAGCGGATGACAATCAGTCTGACGTTGAAACGTTAGCGGCTCAGGCTCAATTACGCGGCAGCGTTGGAGGCGTTCAAGGTATTCTAAACATTCAAGCGAGCGTAGCGGCTGGAACAAGTACGCGCGAATCTGCGCTTGGGATATTGACAGTGGTTTACGGATTTACACCAGAGCAAGCCTCGGAAATTTTAGGTCAGCCATCTCAACAAAATCAACAATAACATGGGACGCAAGAAAAAAGCAACCGAAGAAAAACCTTTTGTGCCGGACGAATCAATCAACGAAGTGTTTGTTGATGTGCCGGTAAAGAAGCCAAACCGATACATTGAGCGTATAAATCGCGCTATTGAAAATCGGAAACAACGTAAAGCAAAACGCAATGCCGAAGCAAACGGAACCGAAGATTAAGATTTCCCGCGAGGAAATCGAACGGATCAAAGCCATAAAAAAGGCAATGACTGACAAAAAACAAATTGTGCGCAAATGAACACATTAATGAAAGTTGAAGTAAAAACGTTAATGTTCTTTACAATTGCAACGTACACCGCTACAAGCGTTTGCCAATTAAAAGACTGCATTGAAGTTAACAAAAACGATGGTGGCATTGTGTATTTTTCTGTTAATCATTTTATAGTTGAAGTAACACCTATTGCAAATGAAAACACGCATTGACAAGGCCACATATCAGCGGCTAATCGCGGAAAAAGACTTCCGCTTGGCAACGCAAAAAATGAAAATTGCCGATGCGATTACGCTGCTGCCTAATAAGTCGTTTGAGCCATCCGTTACAAAGGGCCGATACCTTTATGAGAACGATGAGGAAAAAGGCATATTGAAACGGACTATTGTTTCCAACACTTACAATTGGTTAGACAGTCATGGAGACGTACACTTAAATGGCATATTTGCAAAATCAATTCAGGAACGCGGCACGCGCATCCCACACCTGCACGATCATAAGTTTCAACTTGCGGCAAAGGTTGGCCGCCCGCTTTCCTTTGCCGAAGTCGGGATGAAGTGGCGGGCGCTTGGCCATCCTAAAAACGGTGATACGGTTGTATTACTTATGGAAAGCCAAATCGAAGCCAGGCTCAACAAAAAGGTTTACGAGGAATACAAAGACGATGCGGTAGATCAACATTCGGTAGGAATGATTTACACCAAGATTGAATTGGCCGCAAATGATGACAACTACAAATCCGAGTATGAAACCTGGGAAGAAGTGTTCCCATCACTCGGCAACAAAGAGGAAGCAGAAGAAGCCGGATTTTTCTTTGCCGTGCGTGAAGCAAAACTAATCGAAGTGTCTGCTGTATTGTTAGGATCAAACGTACTTACACCAACATTGAACAATAAAATTCAGCCGGGTAAACCCACTGAAAAAACTGAGCCGGTAAAAACCACTCTGAACGTAAATGATTTGGTGGACGTGTATCGCAAATCAATTATAAACTAAAACCATCAAAAAAATGGAAATCGAAGTGAAAGAAATTCAGGAGCTAATCCAAAAGCTCGGAAAAGAACACGGCAGCCAAATTGAGGCCGTGAAGAATGAAATCAAAAAGGCTACGGAAGGCTTGGTAACAACCGAAAAACTTACCGAAACCCTTGAAAAAGCGGGTGTTAAAGCCGATGCAATTGAAAAGCTGACGAAAGCCGTAGAGGCTCAAGGGCTTGAAATCAACAAGATACTGACCGGCAAAGGCGGCAACAAAGACAAGTCTGTGGCCGAATTGATCGAAGAAAAGAAAGATGTGATGGGGCGCATTGCGAAGGGCGAGAAAACGTCTTTCAAAATTGAGGTGCCCGTTACCAAAGCGCCGGTACTCCGCTCGTCCGTTACCAACACCACGCAGGCAATGCGCTTGGATGACATTGGCCAAGTGGCATATCGTAGTTTTACGCTTTCATCTTTGTTCCGTCAACGCCCGATTGCGCCTAACTCAAACGGGATTGTTCGTTATGTGGATCAATCGGCACCTACCCGCGCGGCTGCGTCCGTTGCTGAAAATAACGCTTTCCCGGAATCTACCTTTCCGTGGCAAGAGTACACTTTGTCGCTGCAAAAAATTGGCGACCAAGTGCCGGTGTCAATGGAAGCCTTTAACGATGTTGACTACATCGCTGGCGAAATTGAACAACTGTTACAAGTTAACGTTGGCTTGCGTGAAGATGCTGATTTGTGGAATGCCAATGGTATTGCTCCAAACATTACCGGTATCCTTACGTACGCGCCAACGTATGTAGCGCCTGATTTGCAACTGGATGAGCCGAACTTGTTTGACCTAATCGTAAAAGTGGCCGAGCAAATTAACGCTGGCCGGGAATCGAAATTCCGCGCAAGCACCGCGATTATTTCTTACGCTCGCTTCAACGAGATGCTGATTAAAAAAGCCGTTGACGGTCATTACCTGAACCCGCAATTTGTGCAATTCTTACCAGATGGAACCGCTAATGTAAATGGCGTTCGCGTGATTCCTCATGCCTTGCCTGGAGTAAACGAAATGCTGGTGGGTGACTTTAATTGGGCCACTCAGTTTACCGCTGGTGGAATTGAGGTTGAAATGGGATTCATCGCAAACCAATTCATCAACGATATGATGACGATTAAGGCGCGTAAGCGTACTGCGTTACTCGTTCGTAACGTTGACCTGAATGCATTTGCAAAAGTGACTGACATTCCTGCTGCTATTGCATTGCTTGACTAATCGAATGGTGTAACGAAAAAGTAAAAGAAGAAAAATGAAAACTAAATTCAATTTCCTGATCGTGGGCTTGGTAGCCTTGTTCGCGATTATTGCTGCGCCTTCGAATGGCCAGACGGTTAACTTGGTGTCCGGCACATCGGCACTTTTTGAAACCGTTGTAAATACCGGTACTGCGTTTCTGACTACTCCGCGATTGCTGCAAGAACGTGCAAGCTATACGGTCGTACAGGTAAACGTTACGAAAGTATCCGGTACGGTTGGTGGCACTATTACGCTACTTGGCTCGCTGGATGGGACAAGTTTTGTTGCATTGCGAACCATTGAAACGCAAACCGCTCTGCCAACGATTACCGCTGCTGACGCTACTGCTGCCTATCACTGGCGCATTAACGGTAGTCCGTTTCCGTTTTACCGCGTGAGCTGGACGGGAACTGGTACCATGAACGCCACGTTCACGGCTCAGGCTTATTTTATGCGGCAGTAAAAAAAACAATTCGATGCTATTCACAGCCCTAACGGATTTTGTTGCGCCTCCTTACACGGTGCGCCAATCGCCTGATAGCGATAGTGGCCTCACTGCGTTCTTTACTCGTAAAGAAAAAGAGATATTACAAAAGACTTTAGGGCTGATTTTTTGGAACGCTTTAAAATCTGGCGTTGAAGCCTTGCCTGCTGAATGGACGACAACGCCGCATCCACACTACAGTATAGGTGATCGCGTGGTTTATGGATTATCGATTTATCAATCGACTATCAACAATAATCAAAACGTGCCCGATACTTTAATTGGCTGGACGCTGCAACCTGTCGACCGATGGCTGGTCTTAAAAAAAGGCACCACGTATAACTGGAGCGGATTCGAACAACAATGGTTAGGCTTTAACGAGGCAATTGTGCCGTACCTACATGCTGAATACTTGCGTGAATACGCGCATAGCATTACCGGGTCTGGTGCGGTAATAAGTGCCGCAGAAAATGCCACTATTGTAAACCCTACTCCGATGATTGTTGCGGGGTACAATCGATTCGCGGAACTTATCGGCGTGTTGTACGATGACCAATATCCATCTGCCAACGAAAACCAAGATTCGCTATATGGTTACCTTTACGAAAATTATGAGGACTTTAATGACCTGGTAACAAGTAAAGGG